AATGTCGATGGCGCTGGTGTAAGTTTAGAACAACAGTCTAAGAAGACACTTGCTTCTACTATGTCTTTTGGACGTTGTGGGTTGCTTGTTGATTTCCCTCCGTTAGATGAACCTGCAACACGTTCTGATGTCGAAAAGAAATATCTTCGTCCTACGATCACCTATTACAATCCATGGGAAGTTATCAATTGGAGAACGATTGTAAAGGGTGGTAGACAGCTTCTCTCTCTTATTGTCATCATGGAACCGTATGGAGCCGATGATGACGGTTTCGAAACCACGTTTGAATATCAGTGGCGTGTTCTTACTTTAGATGATGCGGGTCTCTACAATGTGGAAATCTGGCGTATCACTCCATTAGATCCAAACGATACAAATACTGTTCAGAAAACACAATCTTTTTATAAGCATATATCCTATACACCTAAGGATGCTGATGGAAGACCGTTAGATGAAATTCCATTTACATTCGTCGGGTCGATGAATAATGATACGGCTGTTGACCATTCTCCACTTTACGATTTAGCTTCTTTGAATATAGCTCACTATCGTAATAGTGCCGACTATGAAGAGTCTTGCTTCATAGTCGGACAGCCTACTCCCTTTGCAGCCGGTCTTACAGAGCATTGGGTTACGGATGTAATGAAGGGGAAGTTAGAGTTAGGTTCTAGAGCTGTCATCATGCTTCCAGTCGGCGGTGTTGCTGGATTACTTCAGGTTAATCCAAATAGCATGCCTAAAGAAGCGATGGAAGTTAAGGAACGACAGATGGTGGCACTCGGTGCCAGGCTCATCGAACAGCGTTCAGTTCAACGTACACTCGGTGAAGCTCAGTTAGAAGAGTCTTCACAGACTTCGATCCTTACCAGCGTTGCCAAAAACGTTAGCTTGGCTTATGGTGTATGTTTGAAGTGGTGCGCACAGTTCAGCGGTGATAAGCAGACAGATATTGAGTATGCTCTTAACACCGACTTCTTCTCTGCTCGTATGACTTCAGATGAAAGAGCCGAGCTTATTGCAGAGTGGCAGGCAGGTGGTATTTCTTACTCTGAGATGAGAGAAGGTCTTCGTAAGGGTGGTGTCGCTTATCAAGAGGATGAAGTTGCACTTGAAGAATCCTTAAAAGATAAGATCAAAGCACAGGTCCAAGAGAAGGCGATAGAAGCTCAAAAGTCAATAGCTAAATCAAAAGCAATGACTTCTGCAAATGGTAAGGCATCTTCGAAGGGTTCGAAGCCGAAGCCTTCAAGCAAATCAAAGACTGTTCCATAAAGAAGCGGTGCTTCTTAACACTAGACCGGTGGTCTAGAAAGGTATCACATGGCGTTAAAGGCGAAGTTAGAGACGTTAGAGGGTATCCCCGAGACTTTACTTCCTGAATACAAGGAATTAGTCGAAGAGGGTACTGGTAAGAAGTCATATGTTCTAGACGTGGAAGGAGCTTTCCTTCACGAGGAAGATATTGGTCCTCTGAAGAGAGCTCGTGATTACGAGAAGACAGCTCGTCAGAATGCTGAGAAACTTTTAAAGGACCTTAATCTTCAGGTTGAGACGTCACGTAACGAGATCGATGAAATGCGTCGTGGGAACATTCCCAAGGGCGACGTCGATAAGCTCGAGAAGTCCTGGAAGGAGAAGCTCGAGAAGTTAGAGTCTCTTTCCAAGTCCGAACTCACTGCACGTGACGGTACGATTACGCAGTTACTTGTGGACAACGTTGCCACATCGATGGCAAATACAATTAGCAATTCTCCCGATTTAATGCTTCCTCATATTAAGTCTCGTTTAACGACTGAACTCCAGGACGGTCATTTCGTTACTCGTGTTCTGGACCGTGAAGGGAAGCCAACAGCGTTGAGCATCGAAGAGCTTCAGAAAGACATTACCGCTGACAAACGATTTGCTCCTATTATCATAAGCACAAAGGCCTCAGGCGGCGGTGCCTCCGGTGGCGGTAAGAAAGACGCAACGAACGGGAGCAGTGCTCCTACTCCGTTTGATCCAAAGAAGTTTGACCCTAACAAAGCGTCCCCGAAGGATCTTGTAGCTTATCAAAAGTACAAGAAGGGGCTAGCCGCCGGAGAATAAATGGCATTATCAGATCTGACAGTTTTTCAGGAGTGGGCTTACTCCACGATGACGGAAATGCTCGATTACAATATCGGGCTTTTCAATGAGGCGTCTCGTGGGGCAATCATCCTCAAGGGCGGCGCTCATACGGGCGACTTCTCGGACACCGCGATCTGGGCAAAGATCAGCGGCCTGGTCCGTCGTCGTAACTCGTACGGTGCCGGTGCTGTGGCAGAGAAGGTTCTGACTCAGTTACTCGATACGTCGGTGAAGGTTGCTGCTGGTATTGCACCTATCCGTATCGATCCGTCCATGATGTTATGGATTCAGAAGGCTCCCGAGGAGGCTGGTGCTGTTGTTGGTAAGCAGATGGCGATGGATGCTCTCGCCGACATGCTCAACACGGCTCTCCTGGCGTACGCTTCGGCGGTTGGTGCTCAGGCAACCAACTATTACGACGCGACGGGTGTTCTTACTGGTATCGCACAGCTCACGACCCTTACATCGGGCCGTTCCAAGCTTGGCGATCGTGCCGATGACGTTCTTTGTTGGGTTCTCCATTCGAAGTCTCTCTTCGATATTTACGGAGCGGCTCTCACGAACGCGAACGTCCTGTTCAACTTCGGTAACGTTAAGGTGACACACGATGGTTTCGGTATTCCGTTCATTGTGACGGATAGCCCTTCTCTCGTTGTTGCTGGTGCTCCTAACAACTACTTCATGGCAGGTCTTACTTCTGTCTCGATGGTGGTTGATCGTAACAACGACTTCGTTGACAATGCGCAGACTGTCAACGGAGATGAGAACATCAAGCGTACGTACCAGGCTGAGTGGAGCTATAACCTGGGCGTGAAGGGCTTCCAATGGGATAAGACGAACGGTGGCAAGTCTCCGAGCAACGCCGCCCTTGGTCTTGCGACTAACTGGGATAAGTATGTCACCTCTTACAAGGACCTCGCTGGCGTCCTTATCCGAGTCAAGTAAAGCCTGCGGTCCTCGTCAAGGTAAACCACGGGCCTAGGGTCAGGAGTTTTGCGAGGAACTCCTGATCCTTTTATCCAGAGAAAGATTATGCTCGAAAAGAGAACTAAGAAGATTCTGTATTTCGCTAAGGGAATGTTTCCCACTGACGAGGAACTCGCGGAAGCTGAGGCTCTTCATACGAAGACTCTCCGTAATGCTTCCTTACATGGTGAAGGTGAGACCTTAGAAGATTGCGACGCTGTCGCAGGTTCTCCTCCGGATGCTTATCTGGAGAAGTACAAGGTCGTTTCCGCGCCATCCGTTAGTGAAGCAGTTAAACCTCACCAACCCCCGCCCCCTGGGCCGTCAAACGTTCCGGCGGCTGGTGGCGCGGTGCCAACAGGTGCGATCCCCCCTCCTCCATGGGGTGGAAAGCCAACACCGTAAAGAAAGGGATAAGTCATGGGATTTCCTGGCGTTGATACAGCTGGTATGCGAGACCCGACGGGTCTTACACATCAGGTTTTCGCGTCTACAGCAGCACGAGACGCATATGTAGTTACTCAGGGTGGCGTTGCGGTACTTCAGGGTAAAGGCTACTGCTGTGTCGTTGACACAGGTGCAGCTTGGACCTTTAACTATCTGACTCTCGCTGGTCTGTGGAAGACCGCTGCGTTAGTGTAAGGAATAAGAATGGCGGCTCTTGTCATCGAGGATGGTACGTTGGTGGCAGGAGCCAATTCTTACGTTACGCTTGTAGAAGCTCAGACTTACGCAAGTGATCGCGGTTATGTTATTCCTGTTGATCCTCTCGAAGTTATTAAACACCTTCTTAGAGCAAAAGACTACCTTGAAAGTTTTCGTTCAAGCTATAAAGGTTCGAAAGTTTCTGGGACTCAAAGTCTTCAATGGCCACGGTTAGATGTGTCTATCGATAACTTTGATGTTCTTTCAACTGTTATACCTCAAGATCTTAAAGATGCTCAGTGTCAGATCGTTGTTGAATTAGAAACAGCTGATCCACTACCGTCGACAAATGGTTATTCTATTAAGCGTGAAAGAATCGACGTTGTTGAAACAGAATATGCCGTTGGTTATCGTGATACAACGGAACCACCTTTACCTAGAATGCCGAAGGTTGATAGATTGTTAGCTTCATTGATTCGTGGTGGTTTTGCAATACGATCAATTCGTATCTAAGAGGGATAAATGGGAAATATAATCGTTGATAGTGCAGTTGGTCGTATTACAGGCGGAGGTCCAGCTGGAACCGGATCTTTCAACGATGTTATGGCTCATTCATGTCTGTGTAATTCGCATGATAGGGTTATCGGTATCGTTGACTTTCAGATGATCACCAAGGGTAAGGTGGTTCAGGAATCGTTAGGGAATTTTAACTCCTTGACAACTGAAGGTAAAAACGCTATTCGTGACTATGTTGCGAATGCAACGGTCTTCGCAGCCGCTCTTGGTCCTTACGTCGGGCTCTTCCTTAGCTCTGCAACGATCACAGCTGCCACGACTTTAGTTGGTTTGACTACAGCAGCGGAACCAGCCACAGCTAATGCGTACGCTCGAGTGCGTCCGACGTGGACCCCGACTGCTGGTCAGATTGGTCCTAATGCGGCAGCTTTCGCTACTGTTACAGGAGTCAATTGGGCTGCATTAGATAAGGCTTTCTTAACTTATCAGGCTTCTGGATTTGGTTCTGGAATCGTCTTTAGCTGGGTTGCTTCTATCACTGGTGGTCCCTTCACAGTCAACATCGGTTCGTCTCTTACGATTAACTACCAGTGGAGCATTGCATAATGGCTAACAATTACATCGCTATTAATCAATCTTCAAAGTTAGGTGCACAACTTGTTAATGCTACGTCACAAGTGGCGTATGCTCTCGATGCTTTACGGATCATGAAGAAGACAATGATGAACATGACCGATGCCGTAGACTTTACGGTTCTCGAAGCTCAGTTCGGACTTACTGCAGGCAAGGGTACTGTTCTTTACGCTCTTGTTTTCGGTGCTGTTGATGATATGGAAGCTTCTGGCTTTGTCCAGCAACTTTCTTGGAATTTAGCCGTCGGGCGTTAAATGATTTTACTGACTTCTGTCACAGATAAAATCACGTGTACTACGTCAGTAAGCGTAGCTATACATTTTCATGCTTCATGGATAGATCGAGATAATACTACTGGAGTTATTACTCCCGGACGTAAGAATACACTTGTTTCTGTAGCTTCAACCTTTGATGTAGTTCCTGTTCCGGCTGCAGGCGTTACTCGTAATGTTAAGACGATGACCGTTCATGCTCAAGGCGGTTCTAATACTATATCTATTATTCATACAGATGGAACAACAGCAGTAGAGATGTTGGACGCACCTTTAGCTGTAGATGAAGGTGCTCTTTACAATGAAGGTGACGGCTTTACAGTCTGTGATTCAAACGGTGCTATTAAGAATGTTGGCGTAAATGCGCCTGGCCGTTATCTTCGAACCGTTGTTTATGCGACTGGTGCAGCGAATCATACTACGGGTTCGCAGTGTAATACTATCAAAGTTTCGATGGTTGGTGGAGGTGGAGGTGGAGGTGGAGTTCCAACAGCGACAACTTCTGCAGCTGTTGGTGGCGGTGGCGGTTCTGGTGCTTATTTAGAAAGAAGTATTTCTGTTAATCCAAGTACAACATACGCTTATTCTATAGGTGCTGCAGGATTAGCTGGAGCTAACACTGGTGGGAACGGCGGTAATGGCGGTAACACGACATTAATAATTGCCGCTACTACTCTTACGGCTGGTGGTGGTGTTGGCGGAACAGGCGGAGTAGCAGGTACAACTTCTATTCAAGTTAACCCTGGTGTCGGTGGCACACCTACTAACGGTGATTTAGGAGTGACAGGGACTACCGGCGGTCGTGGTTATAGATCTAGCGGTACGGTTGGTCAGTCTGGTGCAGGAGCCGATTCATTATTAGGTGGAGGAGGTGGAGCTATTTATGCAGCCGTTGCCGGTTCAAATGCAACGGGTTATGGTGCCGGTGGCAGCGGCGGAGTTGTTGTCAACGGTAGTGCTGCAGTCGTAGGAGGTACTGGTTCAGGAGGTCTTATCAGTATCGCAGAATACACCTAATAGAAGGTGATTCAACTTGGCTCTCGGTCCGGCAGGCTTGTTTGATATAACAGCCGTACCGCAAGGTTGGTTCGATTCTACAACCATCTCTGCTGGATGGTTTGACCAAAGTATAGTAGATATAGCTGTTTCAGGTAATTTATCTGGTAATGCTACTGATTCTGCTACAGCTAGTGATGTAGTTTCTGGAAACAGTTTAGCTTCAGTTATTGATTCAGCCACGACTTCTGAATCTGTGTCTGGTTCAGTCGGTTTGAGCGGTTCTGTTACTGAATCAAGTGTTGTTGCCGATACAGCTTCAGGTGATTTAGCTACTAGTGTTGTTGACACAGCTATA